CCACGTTGCCAGTGTCGTCAGTGAAGAAGCCGCCGCAATGTTTACGCTTTCAATGTTAAATGCAAAGTCTGCCATGTTTTCACTCCTTTGTTGTTATTTTGTATCTCATAATTTGAAAAGATTCATCCGTGTTTGCTTGATCCGTCACGATCCCTTCAATGTTGTACAATTCCAAGTAAATCGGGGCCCCCGAGGTAGTGTATTCCGTGTCAGAAAGGGCGCCCGCAATTATTGCTTTCAAAGCTCCAAGCCGTGCGATATTCGGCGTTATTCCGTTGTAGTTCGGCGTGTACATCATTATCCAGAGCTGCGCGGTTTGGAGCGTTTCTAAAAAATTTCCCTTGAGAAGCAACACAAACCGTTCGCCAGTTGCTGTGTGGTAATGCTTATAAGTCGCTATGCCGGTCGGTTGTAACTTCTTATAGATTGCCGTCAGTATCTCATCGTGCAACATCATTTGACCGCCTTTTTCAACGCCTGATCCAACAACTTCATCACCGGGGATGCTTGAACCGATCCGGATAATACCGTGTATCCCTTGGCCTCGACGTATATTCCGTACTCCATCCCAGCGAAAACAACGCACGCGTACCCGTTATCCGGTACTGCTTGCTCAAAAATCGATTTTGCCGTTAATGCGTTACCGCGCGATTCGGAATGTCCGCCATCGTCGTGTATCCAGTCAAGAAGTTTTCGATTTTTGTATATTGCGTATCCGATGCTGTTACGAAGGTTTGCGGTTCTGTCAGTGTAACTCCCGTTGTCCCGTGCCCAGTTCACCGCCTCTTGCCCGATCCGATGGAGCGTTAACACGATAGCGTCATCACTCTTGGCGAGCTTTGCTCTCAATGCGTCCGCCAACTGTTTAGGCGTGCGGTTCCAAGACCCTGTACTATTTGCAGGCATTGAGTACGATCTCCTTGTGTACCTTGTAAGGCAACACGGCCACAACGGTGTACGTGGTATCCAATATCGCGATTTGATCTCCGACAACAACATCCACATCTCCGCGATAGTACAGTTTTCGGTGATCGTACTTGTACCCGCCCGTCTCGTCTATCTGAAGATGATTGCCGCGCGTTGGCTGGAAGTCTTGCTCGTTGAACGTTATCGGCCTTGAAGATTGAATTGGCACGGGATTCCCGGAAGCATCCATAACCAATTCGGAGTGTGTCAACGTGCCGGTCATGATAACTCCTGATAACGCCTTCGGATTGATTGCGCCATCTCGAAGAGATACCGCTTGTCGTAATCCTCGTCCACGCTTCCTTGACTGTACTTCTTGTACTTCTCGGGATTTCCGGCAATCGCTTCGAGTAATGCCGCTTTCGCAAGCATTATGTTAGTAATGTCTTCGGTTGCCTCGCCCGTTGGTGTAAGCCCTTCGAGTGTCAAGAACGCGTTGTATTCATCATCTGTGAATATTGCGTTGTCAGAGTCAAGGAACACGGTCTTAAGAAGCGCTAAGTTCGTCACGGGCAACACCTGCCTTGAGCATCGCACCCCGTAGTTCCGGCGTTACCTGATAGCTCTTGCCTTTGTGATAACGCATTATGCTGTCACGGCACGTTTTTGTGATGATCACCGTGCAGTACTCTGGCTGCGGTTCGGGTTGTGGTTGCGGCTTGTATACCGGTATCAGTTCCGGTTCGTGTCGCGGTACGGATATGATTTCGGCTTCCGGTGTTGATGTTGGTGTTGGTTTCGTTTTCGGTTTGCTTTTGTATGCCATTTCTCACCTCACAGGAGGCTTTATGCCCCTTCACTATTACTTGCTGTGTACCGTCGCGATAAAGACTTGATCAATTAGCTCAAATGAGGGCAGACAGAGCTGAGATACAACGGTTTCAACGTTCACGGGGATGTCGACTTTTTTGAGAGTTGTCACGGCCACGCCGGTGTCCACAATGGATACACTCGCGCCCGGCGTGTTTTGAAGATCGGCTTCTTCCGGGGTTGTTCCAAAGTAAACGTTTCCGAGCGGTGTAGGTGGTAACAGCGTGAATATCTCGTCCGCAAAATAAGCCGTCGCGGTTCCGCTTAGTGAATACTTCTTGTTGTAAATGGCGATCGTGATGCCGAGTTCTTCATACAAATACGCTCGCACGTTTTTCTCGTTTACGAGCCGGTCAGTCGTGTTGAAAGCCGCAATAACAGAAGCCGTCTTACCGATGTAGTTGAACGTCTTTCGGGAGCAGATCGCCCGTGTCGGCCGAACGCCGGTATCATCTTCAATTGTGTCTTGCCAACCGCGAATATCCCCTACGGGGTCAGCAGTAGCCGTCTGTGACCATCTTTTAGTAGTAATCAACGTGACTTGATGATCCGAGTCGCCGTTGTAGTCGTAATCGAGCGGAGTGTGCCCATCTGTAATCGATATCTTGAACGTTTGTAGAAGTTGCATTATCATCCGTTCGCGCGCGACTTTTGCCCCGGCGATCAGTTCAACTTCGTCTTTAAAAATGTTCCCGAGCGTGATATCAATAAGTGCCTGATTCCCCGTCGCGAGTACGCGTTGCAACTCTTGTCGGTCTTTTTCCTTGATATACATTCCTTCTCGGAAGAACGGGAGTTCGGTTTCAATCTTTTTAATTCCGATTCTGTCCCGGAACGGCACTTTTGCGTCGAAGCTCGATGTTTTGAGCATAACAGGCAATCCTTTAGACCCGCGGAACCAAGATAAATCGATCCCGATCTGCTTTTTGAACGGGAAAAGCGATTCGCCGAGGTAAGGCAGCTTGTTGCTTCCGGATTCGTCCCAGTACGCCGCAATCTCTTTCGCGGTAATTAAGTCGAATAAGTTATTAGCCATATCTCACACCTGCCTTATGATACGAACGTGATGTTCTTCAGAACAGCTTGCGCTTCCGAACATACCACGGTTGGTAAGTTTGCCCGATTGATAAAGCCGTGTACCACCATTGTCCCGGCTGCATCCCCGTTTGTTACGTCTACGTCCCAGAGTAAGATTCCTTCCGCGTCTTTCGCGTTCCCGTCCTTTCCACCCGCTAAAGCCGTCGCGGCTTTGGCTGCCACTACTGTCGCGCCTGTCCCTGACTTGGCGGCAGTCACAACCGTTCTGGCCGCGAGATGCGCGTTCACGGCGGTTACCACCTGCGCGGCGGTTGTCGTAAGCGCGGACGAGGTGTTCGTGGCAAGGTATACGTTGATCGTATCTGCCGCAATATCAACGCTTAAAGCAGCGCTCGCCGTGCTTGGATCCAAGAAAGCTACTTTAATTGCGTTGCCGGTTGTCCCCGGGGTGACTGCGGTGAATGTTACCGCGCCGTTCGCGTTCGTCCCGAAGGTTATGGATGCGGCTACCGACGGCGTGTTCTTCACGACCACGCGTTCGCTCGGATTCAGCAACGCGGATTTGCTCGTGCCTCCAACAACCGTCCCGGCGGGTACGATATATTTGCCGCTGTCGCGGTCGGCACTTACGCCTGCCGTGCTGACCGTTACTGCGTGCGCAACGTAATGGTCGTATTTGAGTATCTCTTTCTGACTTGTGTAAGTCGTTTCTAAGAATTTTGACATCTTGTCATCTCCTTTGTTTAAGGTTCTTTGAAGTAAATCGTGGAATCGGGTTCTTTGGGTTCCAGTCGAGCCAACCGCTTACCGAGTGATTCGCCAGTTGAGTTTGTCGGCGACTTGACCCCTTTTACGCTGATCCCCGCGCCCTGTATCTCTTTGATCTTTTCGTCCACGTAAGTGTCCAGTAGTTTTTTGAAGGTCTTAACGTTGTCTTCCGCTTGATCCGGTGTACCTGAGATAGGCAGGATATAATCCGCGAATGCCGATGGCACTTTGTGTTCGGCCAGCTTTGCACTCACGCGCAGTTGGATTCGTTCGGCTTCGAGTTCCTTCCGTTCGTTCTGCGTCTGCTCGATCTGCATCTTGTAAAGTTCCTCGAACTTCTTCTCGGCTTCCAACTTTGCGCGTTCGGTTTCTTGCTTCGCTTTTTTTACTTTGTCTTCCTGCTCTTTTTCCCACTGCGTTTTGAGATTTCTTTCGCGTGTTTCGATTGCCTTGGCGATTGCTTTGTCAAGATCGGATTGCGTATATCGCGATTCACCTTGCGCACTCTCATTTGTTGCTTCCACAGCAGTACCGTTGATAACGTTCCCGCTCGTTTCTTCCATTAAAAATCACTCCTCGTTGTATTTTTGATAGTATCGTTTTGCAGATAAGAAAAGCGGTTCCGCGAACCGCGCCATCTCTTCTCGTGTTGCGTTGTTTTTAAGATACTGCGGATAGTTGCCGTCGGCGTAATACTCACCGTAACGATGAAAATGATTCGCGACCATCAGCGCTTTGACTTTTGCGTTATCGTTCTCCTGTTTATCCCATTGTATTTC